TCAGAAGTCGAGATCTTCCCAATCCTCTAGGAGGAAGGTGGATCTCACCCCTAATCAGACAGTGATGTCTGATGCCCACACCCACCCTAACCGGAGTGGGTGTCTCAGCCTAGACCTACCAAGTCGTTCTTCATGCGACCTGGGAGGCTCCTTTACTTCGGTGAAGTACTGGAGGTAGACTGAGTCACTATCGACTGGTGTCTTCGCCACACAACCGCGAGGTTGTGTGACGCGATGCTCTCTCACATGGAGATCCTGGTTCCACCGACTCTTCAACAAAGAGTTGGAGGTCCAGGGTTCATGCGAGAACCAGCCAATAGTACCGGAGTCAGGCTCAACGTCAGGGAAAACAAAACGTCCCAGACGTTCGACTGATTTCCTAAGATAGGCAGACGTGCGATAATAACCTTTCCTAAAGAAGTTATTATGTGCGTCAACCACACTTAGGACTGACTCCGGAGCGGACACGGATGGCTTTGAGAGAAGGCTCACTTTGGTGATATCACTACCACCAAATGCCTCTATCCCACAAGACTCCTTAAAGTTACCCTTAAGGAACGTCTTAGACGGATTCACCTTGAAACCAAGGCGCTCAAGACTTGCCACCACCGTTGCCGAATAACGTGTTGGGACGATGATATCATCGCCAAACACGCGGACCAGCCCGCTTAAGCCAAGTATGTTCTTGTGATTTACAGCGAGGCCTGACTCATAGAGGCAGGCACCAATGCAAATTGCCAAGAATGTCACTGACTGAACGGGAAAGGTCAAAGCCGACCCCATGGTAGAAAACTTCCTAAGGCGATTAAACCTAGGTTGTTTCTTATCAAGATCTTGTTGGATCCACCTCGTCCTGACCGCGTAACACGCGTTCAGAAGAGATGGCGAGCGCCTAAAAAGGCGTTCGACAACCCAACATGATAGTCTGTCAGAAGCGGACGACAAATCAATTGTCGCGAGCTCGCCAGACTGGGAAGCTTCCAGTGCCATCTCCTGGTTCCTGCTTTGGTCTCGAAAAGAGATAAAGCGTGAGATCCAGGTAGACCCGACACGGGACATGATAAAGTCTCGAACACTTTGCTGGCACCATTGATGAGACGTAGGTTCCGAGGCAATCAGCCTAGGACCTGCATAACTCTTTGGGACAGCAATAAGTCGAGCAGGAGGTTCAGTATCCAGTAAAGGAGACTGGCCCCCCATATCATGAGGATAGGTAGCAACATAGTGATGATAATTGCTTGAAGCATAGTCAGCACTAGGAAACTCCTGTTCTAGCTTAGGGGACCAAGAAGGAAAGACATACTTGTATGTCTTATCCTTAAGGTCACTTACGGCTCCTGGTCCATGTCGAGAACGCCATTGTTCGGGGTTGAAGACCCCGATCTGGGCGCAGATAGCATCGGAGACATCTTGGATGTAACCGAGGCATCTGGTCCAGACAATGTCGTCGGTGGAACTACCACTGAAGGGATCACTCCCAAAGAGTGGAAGTTCGGACTGAGCACGAACGTCATCTCCAAACTGAAGATGACGAGCGCGACTAGAGTCAAAATCGCCAATATCCCAATCAAGGGAACCATGGCGGATTTCACCGTCTGTCTTGAAGAATTCATCAACTTGTTTCCAGGTTGCTGAATCCGGAGATGCTACACGGAGGCGTTTTCCAGCTAGAAGTAGCTGTCGAACGTACCGCAGAGCCTCTTTATCAAGATCAGATCTCAACACTCCGTCACGATTGAAAACGCGTAGCATCAGCCCCTTGAATAGTCTTGGGACAGTGCTCTTGCGCTGGAAAGGTCTCAGATGAGCCAGACCAGAGCGAGTTAGGCGTCCTTCCTCCAAACACTTGTCAAGGTGTTTTGAGAAAGCAGGTAGAGTGGATAGAAAGAAATCTAGCCCTCTATGTTCAATCGCAGAGAGCAAACGCTTGTAATCACGTTCGCACTCACGACGAAGATAAGGCATACGGTCGACGATGTCAGAAAACATCGCCTCGTATAGTCCTAGCAAGTATCCTTCGTAGCTCTTATTTTCCGTCATTGGACAAATCCTATGATTGGAATCTACGAGCTCGGTACAGGAACTTACATAATATAGTATCTAAATAATAGATACCATATTACCCCCGAAAGCAGAAAGGGTAGTAGTCGTATTGCTACGACTCCCACCCGAGAAGCTTCGCTGCGATGCCACCTGCTTTTACCATGTAAAAGCTCATGGCCTCACTAACATCAATGATGTCAGCCGCAACCCCGTTAGGATCCGTTCGGATCGTAAACGAGACCTGCGTCAGCGAACCAAGTGGAACACCAGTGGTAGGCTTGACAAAGCGTTCGAACGTCAAAGCATGACGATCGAAAGGCTGAGTACCGGCTTTGACACTGTCACGAGAGTGCCGTACCTTAGCACGGTAGGTCACGGTCGTGTCGTCCAAAAAGTATTCGGACGAGTAACCATCTTGGTTGATAAGAGGGAGCACTTTGGCGGTTCCACCGGAACCGTCCATCGTGATCGTAAGAGTTGTACCAAGCATAGGATATTGCTCCTTAGAGTTGTGAATTCACCGCTTAAAGCGCTGAATAAACAGAGCTCCAAGGGTCTTCAGTCGATCTGCCCCAATAAAGGGCAGATGTGCAGTTAAGGTACCACTCCCAGTATAACGTTCTTTCGTTATTAGGGAGACGGATCCATCACCACCTTGATATCCAGGGGACATCGAGATGGTCCGAAACTGGTACTCCGATTCCTGATACGTCATCACTGACGCATCTTGGGAATTGGCCGGAACTGTGTTCGACCACTGAGAAGTGAAATCGTGCACATTAACAAACCAATCGACAATCCAGGTCCATGGGATAAGATCCCATATACCTCGGATCGTGGCCTCTGAGGTCATCCCAGAGACCAAACGTCGAGCAAGTTTGATCCGATCAGTATCGGAGGGGTCATAGCCTGGAGTGACATTAGGTTTCCACCTAACGACACCCCATTGTCTAGAAGAGTATTTAAGGCTCTGTCTAGACAAGATAGTGAGGCCAGCAGCGCTTTCAAGAAAGACGTTGCCATCCTCATTTTTGCTATAATGCCCTAGATCGATTCGGCGTCTAAGCCCAGATTTGCTGTACAATCTATCAAGTTCTGCCTTACGGCGTTGAACATGAGACTGAAAGTCCAGCAAATCGTGTACGTCTTGGACAAGAGGGAGCCACCCAAATTGAGCACCTAAGTACTGGTTAGCAACCTCACGGCTGTTAAGCAGTCTCTTAGGGGTCTTTAAGAGTTTCCCCACGTCCTTGAGCATACGAGGCAAGTCGACAATATCCTGAATCAACGTCAAAGGGACCAGATCTGGTCGAGAGGGATTAGTTCTCGAGAGCAGAGCGGCCATCTGAGACGAAGGAGTAGGTGTACTGTTCGACGGGTGACTCCATGCCGCATTTCTGATATACGTCGGATAATAATTATCCGCGTGACCAGAAAGCCCCGGTGGGCCCCATAGGGTTCCATTTACTGGATGGTAATAGGAATATTCGAACCGTCTTATGGAACAATCGCCATTAGAGACGGGCCGACCTATGTGGTCATCACATTTGGACAATTGAAATCCAAATGGGAAACTGTTGGTTGTATGACTAGATACATTGTTTTGTACCTGATCGTAGTATCCAACAGGGTTGGGAAGAGATCTCTGACGAGATCTGCTGGTGCGAGTCACAGACGCGATACCATAATTGGGTGCAACAATTGCAAGCGGTTAAGCTCGAGAGCCCGCACATGCGGGC